ACCAGAACTGGGGTACAGATGTTCATTATCCGAGGCTTGTATATAACTATGATATGCAGGCGGATGAGGAGCGGAAGAGCGCAGGAACATTGTCTGTATCGTTGCTATGCCAGAACACAGAGGATGCGACAGAGGAAGATATAACACCGGAAATGCTTGAACCGCTGGTTCGGGATTGTCTGAAAGATGTGTTGCTCCATTCCGAAGATGGAAAGCTGTATGCATTCGCATGGAACCGGACGGACGCATTTGAACTGGCAGAAAGCAAAACAGACCTTATTATCGGTAGCGATGTGAGGTTTGACATCCTGGAATATACAAGCCAGGAAACAACCGACCCGGACCCGGTAATGGCAATGAATAAGTTCGTAAAAGAACTGTATCCAGAGTGCATCGTGGTAGGGCTTGACCGTATGGAGGAAATTACAGAGGCTTCAAGAGAAACGCCTGTTATATATTGCAGGCTCAATAGCATGGAAAAAGTAGAGGAAACGAATACGGTTGTTTGGATGGATGGTAAACTTGCCATCCATATTTTATGCCCGGACACTGATATGAGGCTGAAAATGGCAGCCGCTATCACAAATGCGATGTCACTAGACGGAGAAGTCACAATGCTGGATTACTCACCAATGTTTATCCGCAAATTACAGATGGACAATAAATCTGATTACCTGAAAGACGGTCAGATTTTTGTAACAGGCAGATATGGTTTATTGCGATACAAAGCAAAACCACATCAGCTTAATAGAACCACGCAAAATTATTTTTAGGAGGTATGAAGATGCCAAGAACAAAAGCAGAATCCACAGCAGATGCAGTGGAGGAACAGAAAACCGATGCTGTCGAAGATACTGCACCGGTACAGGCAGAAGAGCCAAAAGCTCCGGCAGAATCCGAGTACACAATCGAGGAACTTGCAGACGGGGCAGGAAACATTTTCAAAGTCCAAAGAGAATGTGTTGTTGCGGCATTAAAAGTCGCAGGAGTAACAACGTGTACAGTGTCTAAAGCCAAAGAGCTTGTGGACGCATTCATGAAAAAGGAGGTCAAATAAGATATGGCTGGAACTTATGTCTTAGGAGAAACAAAAGTCAGACCGGGAGCATATTTCAATATTCAGAAGAAAGGGACAGGACAGCAGAGTGGCACTGTAAGCGGTGTTACGGCTGTCCTTTTTCGTTCCGATTTTGGACCGTTAAATACTGCGGTTGAATTAAATCCCGATGATGGATTTGCAAACACTTTCGGTAATGGAGGCACAACAGATGCCATCCAGGAGGCAATCAACGGCGGAGCGCAGACAATTATTGCTTGCCGAGTTGGTAATGGAGGAACATCGGCAACTGCCACTCTGAACACAGCAGAGGGACAGGCGGCAGTAAAAATCACAGCAGCATATCCGGGAAAGAAAGCCTTTACCGTAACGGTAAGGGAAAAGCTGACAGACAGCACCCTGAAAGAGTGTATCATCTATGCCGGTGTGACAGAATTTGAGAAAGTCGAATTTACCGCAGGCGCAGGAGAAGCAAAAGCACTTGCAGATGCATTTGCAGCAACGAAGAAATTCAAAGCAGAGGTACAGTCTGGAAAAGACCAGGCAATCGTGATGAATGTATCACAGAACGCCTTTACTCCGGGAACCGACCCGCAGGTTACGAATGAGGATTACTCAAACGGATTTGTAGCTGTCGAGCCTTACGAGTTCAATACAATCTGTGTTGATACGGAGGAAACAGCAGTACATATCCTGATGCAGTCATTCATGAAACGTATTTTCGGTGTAGGTTCCCTGACACAGGGAGTTGTAGCAGAAAAGCATACTGTTGACCTGGAAACCAGAATGAGCCATGCGGCATCATTCAATGATGAAAAAATGAACTATGTTCTCAATGCTTATGTGAATGAGCAGGGCAAGGAGATTGACGGATACCAGACGGCGGCACGTTTGGCAGGAATGATTGGAGCTTGCGCTTCAAATTCTTCCCTTACACATACTGTTGTGAGTGGATTCAGTGAAATCCTGGAACGCCTCACAAATACACAGATGATTGCTGCAGAAAAGAAAGGCTGCATCGTACTCAGCTACAGCAGCGCAAAACAGGTGTGGATTGATAATGCTATCAACACTCTTATTACACCGGCTGACAATCAGGATGATGGTTGGAAGAAAATCAGAAGAGTAAAGACCAGATTCGAGCTTATCCGCAGAATGAATGCGGCGGCAGATGCACTTGTCGGAAAGGTAGACAATGACAAGGATGGTCGAAGCACTGTAGTAAGCCAGTTACAGGCAATCGGTGACAATATGATTGCCGAGGGAAAACTGACAGCGATTACCGTTTCCGAAAGCGCAGTAAATGTGGCTGATGGGGACAGTGCTTGGTTTGATATTGACGTTGTTGACAAGGATTCTATGGAACACATCTACCTGTCTTATAGATTCCAGTTCAGCACAAATGCATAAGGAGGTAACGGAAGATGATTAACACAAGAGCAGCCGGAGATTCTCGTTTTGCGAGAACCGGTAAAGATGGAGCGATTTACAACGCTGACGGCGTGTTGCTGGCTACCGTAGACAGCTTCACAGCTAATGTAACTTATAACAATGCCGCATATTCCGTTTTAGGAAATGCGCAGGAGCTTGAAACCGCAAACACATTTAAGGTTGCCCTTACAATGTCCCAGGTTGTGGTTGAGGATGATGCTTTCATCCAGGAGCTTGTCGAGGCTATGGAATCACAGACAATGCCTGTATGGGATTTCCAGGGCGCGCTCAAGGGAAGAAACGGCACCGAGGAAAGAATGGTGTATCGTGAGTGCATTCCGAGTGGACAGGTTGATTTACAGAACATTACCGTCGGGGATGTTATCAAGAGAGCATGGAACTTTGCGGTCAACAGACCACCGAAATTACAGAACTTACTTGCACTGGGTTAAGAAATACAGTGCGATTCACCGGAGGGTGCCGAGATGGCATCCTCCATTTAATTTTAACAATATTTTTTGAAAGATGGAGGAAAAAACGATATGGCAGATACAACAAAAAAAGCAAGTGTACAGATTGTAAATGAGGAGCAGGAGAACATGGCAGTTACGGAAGTGGAAACAACCGAAGAGGAGAACAAAACCCTCATCAGAATGAATGAGGATGATTTCATCCAGGGACTTATCAGTGCGGCTGATTATGCGAAAGATGATACACAGCGCATCGAAATTGCCAGAAATGGAAAGGTGCTTTTCGCATTTGAAATCAGACCGTTATCCGAAGAGGAATACAACAAGTGCAAGAAGAAACACACCAAGTACGTGAGAAACAAACAGTTCGGTATGAAATTACCGGAGGAAACGAACACTGTCAAATTCAGAGATGCACTGATTTATACAGCGACGGTTGAAGCAGACCGCGAAAAGCTCTGGGATAACAAAAAGGTATGGGAAAGCCTTAGAGCAAAAGACCTCCAGATTATGAATGGTCTGGATGTTATCGAATACTGCCTGAAAGCCGGAGAGAAAGACAAGATTATTGAGTGCATCGATTCTCTTAGCGGATTCGAGGAGAATATCGAGGAAGTAGCAAAAAACTAATTAAAGCCGGAGGAAAGACTTGTCTGTTGCATCACATATTCCAACGGACAGGAATTACACCGGATGAATTTTATAAAAAACCGCATGGAGTACAGGCGTTTATGCTTGCGTCCATGCGGATTTATTTAGAAAGCACGAAAGGAGGAGAGGAGGACGGCGGAAACAATACGAATTGAGATACCTATCGAAGTCGATGATAACACTGGTCCTGGTACATCGAGTGTTGAAAAGAACATGAACAAAGTCAAGGATGCAGCCGACAAAGTGAAAAGCTCTACCGACCAAATGAGCACATCTGCGAAAAAGGCAAATGATGAGGTTACAAAGTTTGACCGGTCGGCACAGAAAACACAGAAAAGTTTGTTATCATGGGCGAAAGAAAAGTATTCGGTGCTGTTGGAGGCGAAAGATAAGATTTCACCAATATTGTCAACAATCAAGGGTGGTCTTACCAGTTTTGGAAGAAAGACCTGGAGCGTGACAATGAAAGCAGTAGACCTTGCCACCGCACCGATACGAGGCGTAATAAACCTCCTAAAAAATCCAATCTTGCAAGTGGGGGCGGTTCTCGGTGTCAGTATCGGATTGAAAGATACGATTGATACATATAAGGACTTCGAGGCCGCTATGTCACAGGTCAAAGCAGTAAGCGGGGCAACCGGCAGTGAATTCGATAAATTAACAGCCAAGGCAAAGGAGATGGGAGCGACCACAAAATTTACCGCCACGCAGAGTGCAGAGGCATTTAATTATATGGCTATGGCCGGATGGGATTCACAGCAGATGCTTGATGGTATCGAGGGAATCCTGAACCTGGCAGCTGCATCCGGGGAGGATTTAGGAACAACCAGTGATATTGTAACAGATGCGCTCACAGCGTTTGGTTTGAAAGCCAGCGATGCGGCGCATTTTTCAGATGTATTGGCACAGTCGGCGGCGAGTGCAAATACCAATGTTTCCATGATGGGAGAATCTTTCAAATATGTTGCACCAATCGCAGGAGCGATGAAGTACAGCGTTGAGGACACATCTCTTGCCCTGGGACTGATGGCAAATGCAAGCGTAAAGGGTTCGATGGCTGGTACATCCTTAAAAACAGCGTTGGCGAATATGGCGGCACCAACAGATAAGATGGCAACCGCCATGAAGAAATACGGAATCAGCCTTACGGATAGCAACGGAAATATGAAAACGCTGAAAGGCGTTCTTGATAATTTACGTTCAAGCCTGGGAGGATTATCTGAAACCGAAAAGACAGCAGCCGCAAGTACCATTTTCGGTAAAGAGGCTATGTCTGGTATGCTGGCAATTATCAATGCGACAGAATCCGATTACAACAAACTGGCTGAATCTATCAACAATGCAGATGGAGCCGCATCTAAAATGTCTGACACTATGCTGGATAACTTAGAGGGTTCAATCACATTGCTGCAATCAGCTATGGATGGAGTAAAAATCTCATTCGGAGAAAGATTATCTCCTTATGTGAGAGGCATTGCGGATTGGCTGACGGAGCAGATGCCGGAAGTTGAGCAGGGACTTAATGAGATGATGGACTGGGTAGACAGCAAAGTGGACCGAATGAAGAGGAAATTCAAAGAATTATCACAGTCGGATGAGTGGAAAAATGCGGATTTCTTCGGAAAAGTGAAACTTGCCTGGGATGATTTCATCGCAGAACCGTTCAGCGAATGGTGGCACAGCACCGGAAAGCAGAAAATCGCAGATATTGCAGGCGATATGGGAACCAGCATCGGAACCGGATTAAAGCTCGGAATATTAACACTTCTTGGAGTGGATGTTTCGGACACTTTGAATGAGGGTGCGAGCGTTGGGGCTTCGTTTGCGAAAGGATTTGCAGAGGGGTTCGATACAGATGCGATAGCAAGCAAACTGTTTGAGGGCTTCGGAAATATGGTAAAGAGCGCAGGAAAGTTACTTCCAGGGGGAGAATCGGCAGATTTATCCTCCATTTTTTCTGCAATTATGCTTGCCAAAATCGCAGGTCCAGTTGCGAGCCTTGGCAAAGGTGCTTTCAGCGTAGGAAAAGCAATTTTCGGTAAAGATGCAGCCACCGGAACATCACTGGCC